GTACCAATATTTCCATTACTGTTTTGAACATCATATAAAAATTGAGCAAGGACATTTTTCATTTGTGTTTTTAGATCAACGTCTTTACATTTTTGTCCTACAGTTTGACACCAATCTTCATCTTTTATTACCTCTTGTTTCTTAAGTCCTTCATCTATTCTTTTCTCACCGTCTCCTCTTGTTGTTCCATCAGAAAGTCCACCACCAGTTTTAGCAGTGCCATCTCCTCCCTCAAGACCATCTGTATATGGATTTGGTGCATACTGACCAGATCTAATGCATGTTTTGAATGCTTCAGTCTCATTAGGACTACAATCATTAATTGTAGATGTTGCGCCTGGCACAACACCAATAGAACCTAATATGATTGGTTTCTGTCTATCATTGTCTATGTAAAATCCTGTTACCCAACAACCTGGTATTAGCTGAGGATGACCTCCACCAATATTACCAGGCATAAAAGGAACGTTGACTGGCATCATTACAGTAGCCCAAGGCAATTTATCCGTATCAAGAACCTCCCTATTAGAGGGATGATCTCCTACGATTCTTACCTTGTAACGGTATCCACCTTTGTTGTTTTCTTCATCGCTGGCGGTTCCCTCTACTTGACCTACCCACCATGGAAATCCGTCATATCCGAATCTCTGGGTTGGCATAAGTCTTCCAAATGCATCATCCATTTTAGTCGTCGTATACTAGACACTCTGGTTCGTCAGGGTGCATTTCACAAAATAGTTCTAAAGCATTAGGATCATGATGATCTCCAGCTTCTATCTCTTCTTTGTGATGCTCTGCATAAACTTCAAGTTCATGAAGTTCTTCTTTAGCATGTCTGCGTGCTGCAGGGTTTGCTAAAGGATCTTCTACGATCTTTTTATCTAGAGCAATGTGCTTTTCTATACTTTCCATAAATAGTACCTCCTTGATTTATTTATCGCCGTGACTGGAAGGGAGATCTTTAACTCCGTAAGAGTCCCTAAACAATTCTAGCGTAGTTTTACAAGTTCCATCATTTCCGTCAGTAAAATTAAATATATGTATTACTTTCTTGATAAGATAAACTCCACTACTTTCTTCATCGTAAGGTTTTGTCTTTCTTAATTCAGAAGCTAACTTACTTGCAATCCTAATATCAATCTTATCACCTGCACATATTAATGGATTGCCAGGAATTTTTATTTCACCTTCCTGATTTCTTAATAACTCAGCTCTTGCAATTCCTTGTGCTGTATAATACTTTTGCCAATCTGCAAATTTATTTGGATCTGTCGCATTAGGATCTTCTGGATTAGCAATACCTGGCTCATTGAACCATGATTCATGATCTAATATCATGGTCATAACTCTAGTTGGATAATCAGATAATTCACCTTTCTCATTATTAGGAATTAGAGAGACACTTTCTTGTCCTCCTAAATGTGCCATGTTATCATAACTTTCTTTAATATTGTAAACATATTCTTCATATAGACCTGTAGAATGATTAAAAAATACTATTACTGATGAATACTTTCCTTTTCTAAAAGATTGCAACAAATTAATTTCTGATTTCATTCCTGCTTCAGAAATTAAAAATCTTTGATCCCTTTCTAAATCAGTATTTGCTATTGCTTCTTTATAAGGACCCCATGCTGAAATGTCTGGGTTGAATAGATCTTCACTGCTTTTTTCAGTTAGTTCACGCACAAAATTTAGTCTAGGTGCAGAAAATTTACCATCTGCACTGTCACATAGTGCATCAATAGAGAAAAACATATATCCTCTACGAGTTTCCCAGAAAAAGAACCCAGCACTACCTTTTATTGGTTTGCTATTTGAATTAGGTCTGTTTTGTCTATTTTCCTCATATTTTTTATATTTTTTTCCTGTGTAATCAGTTTTAACAGAAACAGATTTTTTAAGAAGTTTTGCAATAATATCAAATGGTCTATCTCTAGAAGCGTTCATCTTAACTTCAAATCTAGATGGTTCTGAATACAATTCTTTTGTAGAAGCTAGATATTCTTTTCCTAACAACTTTTTAACTATATTCTCAGAAGTTCCTTCCAAAGGATCCAATACTCTAACAGTTTCATTTACTATTGCTTCTGGAGAACATAACATTAAAGTATATGCCTGTTTAATGTTCTTCACTACTTTATTTGAAATACTAGCAACAACAAATTTATACACAATCGGTGCATCACTAAAAGTAGTTTTTATCTCAATTGATATATTTTCACCACCTTCAATAGGATATTCATTTATGAAATTTTTTGAGTCACTAACTGTTAAAGACCCTGTGCAAAATGGTGATCCAACACTCTCAGTAGATTCAAATGAAACAACCATGTCCTTTCCTAATGGTTTTGAATCTTTACCTTGTCTGGATATTATACATCTAATAAGTTTTGCCTCAGAAGCATTTTTTAATTCTGACATTATTACTTACTCGCTAAACTAAATTGATGATTATATGCACTAAATGCATCCATGGATGAAGAACCATCATCACTAGAACCACCATTGTTACCGACAGCTGTATTATTGTAATTATTAATGGTGGTAATTGAAGTCACTCCATTACCAGACATTTGTGCAGAGTTATTATTTAATGCATTTGCTTGTTCATCTGCAAAAGGATTTTTAATACCTAACCACTTAGGTCCTATAAAACCATCTCCAACTTCACTACCAATAACATTTCTAAGTGAATTTGCTGCACCCGAATTATTGACGTTACTAAGATTTTCTGCACTAAATGGATTGACATCTGATATAAAATCTCCAACATTGTCTTTGAAATTTGTAAATGAATCAACAATTGCCTGTCCAAAACTTTTCCATCCATTCATACTCTCAAAATATCTTTTTTGACCGAGTGCAAGCAATTTAGTTTCTTCACCTTCGTTATCGTTTTTAGCATCTACAATACCTTCACCAAACATTTTGAATGTTTTCTTACCCAAAGCTCCTTCTAACGGGAAAACACCTTCTCTACCTCTTTCACCTATTAACGCATTAACAGGTCCGTTGGTAATAGCACCTGTTGCTAATGGTGTTAGACCTAAATCTCTAGCGAGCAAGTAACCGTCTATAGCAAGACTTCCTTTTGCAGCAACACCAGTAGCACCCATCAAACCAGATGTGATTTCAAGACCAGCACCTAGTAAGTCACCTTCTAATGCACGTTGAATACCAAAACCAATACCAGCTATACCAGCAATAATAGGAATTTTTTTCCAGATTGATTTACCAATATTTTTTGCTGTTATTTTAGCTGCTTGTTTTGATGTTTGTTTAATTACTTGTTCTGTTACCGTTCCCTTAACTGCTGTTTTAAGAGGTTTAGCTGCATTTTTACCAAAATATTTTGCATACTCTGCATCACCATAAGTATACTTAAACATTGCCATTGCTTCGTCAGTGCTTCTTGCAACTCCATCAAGAGAACCATTTTTGTATGCTGCCATCGCTCTATAAGCATCATCTGAATTCTGAAGTCTTGCTATGTTATTATCTGCCAAATTTCTAAAAACTTCCTCAGTTCCCTCTTCCATCTGCGACATTGCAAAAAAGTCGGCATCTTGTTCTCTTAGTGCATTTGCTAAAGCATCATATCCTGCCATGGTTTTTATGGTCTTTCCTGAACCAGTAACTCCACTTTTTGCGTATGCTTTTATTGCATTTGTATCTGAAGCTTTTATACCTGCCGATATTACTTTAGAAATTGGAATTGCATCACCTGTAACTTTAGTTACACTTGATAGAAGTTTTGGAGCACTTTTACCGCCCACTTGAGCAAGTTTCTTGGTAATAGTTCTTCCTGATTTAAGTCCTGTAGCTGCTCCAGCTGATTTGATTAATTTTGTTGATTTAGGGTTTGCACCTGCTTTAAGACCAGTTTGAAATGTATCAAGTCCCTTACCTATTCCACGCCTTCTTCCACCACCAGAGGGTGTAACGTTAATCATATTACGACCACCACCGCCACCTAATAATCTTCCTGTCTCTAAACTTCTTTCTTCTGAGCGAGCACGTTGACGAGATGCCTCTCTCTGCATGTGGTTTAGGAACGCTTGCATAAATGCACCGTTCAATATTGCTTGTTTTGCTGCATCTTGCTGTGCTCTGGCAAGATCATCCATACCAGAAGCTAATGCTCCTAGTGATTTAGATATAGATATCAATCCACTTTCTACACCACGTAATCCTGCAGTCAATGCGTTAGATAGTGGCATTGAAGATAGTTCATTAGTTACGTTATAGTCAAATCCACCACGAAATCTACTTCTAAAATTTCCTGTAGGGTCAGTTCCAGCACCACCCATGCCCATTCTGCCCTTAGTTCTGGCGATTGCATCACCGCCAAATCTTGAACCAAGGGCTCTCTTAAAAAAATATCCTTTACCTATTCCTGCTTCTGATAAAGATGTTCCACCTTCTTCTGCTTTCTTTTCTGCAAAAGCACGTTCATCTGACGCCATATCGGAAGCTTCTGTAAGACGCTTTCCAATTTGATTCGCAATCATACCCAGATAATCTCTATTACCCGTGGTATCAGTATATGCTACAGTAGATGCTGCCATTACCTTTTTTGTTTTTCTTGTTCTTGTTTAACTTGTTCTAAATACTGCATTAATAATGAAACATAGACCTGTCTTTCAAAAGGCATCATGTTTTCAAGTTCACTCAAGCTATATTTATGATGTTGCATTAAAGCGAAGTTAGTTTTGTAGTACCCTTCCAAAGTATTATGGAAGAGTGCTATCCGAAAAAACTTGCCAGTCCTCTCAAAGTATAATCAGACTCAACTCCAGTATTGGGATTAGTTACTTTAAATGAGTGTTCTAATCTTGGAGCTGTTTCAAAAAATGCCTGTATTTTCTCTAATTGTGGATTTGTCAAACTCTCTACAAATTGAATAAATTCTTTTTTACTAGTTGTAGACTCATCATATACCTCATCTCCTTGAAATATCTGATCTATAGACTCTGCAACTACCTTAATTACATCAAATTCCTTATTATCGGTGAATTGTCCTTCAACAAATCCATCAAAAGAGGGATATTTCATTATAACACCTAAATCGTCAGTTAACATGATTTTGTTTTCATGTCCCTCTGGAAAAAGCACATTTACATCAGTCAAATTCAAATTATACTTAACTTGCGTTTTTTCATCATCTTGACAGGTAATATTCATTTGAACAATTTCACCAACTGATACAGCACGAATATTAAGGAAAATATACTCTAAATCAAAACTTGCAAGATTTTCAAGTTTTATTCTTGTGCTAATACAAGCTTTTAATAATTGAAATACAGCGTCTTTTATATTTTTCTCTTCATCCGTTTCTAGTGCCATTAATAGCACTTTTTCTTCTTTTACCAGAAAAGGACGAAATTTAATTTTTTTCTTATTTGATGGAACCACCAACTCATACGTTGGTAAGTCCATGGTTGGCAATGCCATAATATCTACTCCAAGGTCATATTTATATTTAGCGACTTTTTAAACAAAAAAATAGCGGGAAAAATTTTCCCACTTTTATGGAATTGAAAAGTCAATTTTGCTAGCTACCACGACCAGATCCTAGTCCAAAGTTTGCATACTCAGGGTCATCAGGGTCAAGTTCATTAAAAATACCCTTTAGTCTTGGTGGTGGAGGAGGTGGGAAAGCAGCACTAATATTATTGTGATATATCGTGTGTCTAGTGTAATACAATTGACATGTAACTTTTGTTATCAAATTAGATCCAAATTGCACTGGAACTGCATCAATAGCAAATGGCCATGCTCTTTCTAATAAGTATGATACTGATGGTCTTAATGGATTATTTTTATTAGGACCTATCTCTGTTTTTGTAATCCTAACTGTTTTACAGTACTCTTTTGGAAATTGTAACTTATTAGTTCTGTTTGATGGGAGTGGAGTGTCAGGTCTATTACTAAAAGTGGTTCCACGTCTCTCAGGCATCTCTCCAAATATCATACCGTACCAATCATTTAGATATTTCAACGGTGTCATGTTAGCATCACACTGAAATCCTAATTGCACCTCTGTAAATACACGAGTGTGTGGATAATTTACTTGACCTTCACCAGTATACCTACCTTCAAGAGTTCCAGTAGCTGCTTGTATATTTGGTAACTGTGCCTCATCACATAAAAACTCAAATATACCTCCTGCTCCAATACTGCCATCAGTCTCTAAAATCTCAACCACAAAGTTATTTGCCAGTGAAAAACCACCATTAGCATTCATTGTAGTCAAGAAAGTATTGATAGACACGCTAAATAAATATGTTGGATCATTTGTATTTATGGCATATTCTGGGTATTTTAAACCTAAGAACCCAAAGAAATATCGTGGCAACCCGACTAATGTTGTTTATA